CATAACACGTTGTGCCATACTAAATATGTTAGGATCACTGACTGGAATAATATCTACACGATCATCAAAATCTGATTGTTTAATTTCAGACGGTGCGCCCTCAACTGCATAGGGATAAGCAGAAGGTAGTGATCGAGAAAACACTCCAGCCAGCAACCTAAATTCTTTCTTTTGAGCAAAGTGTAAACGTTTATGTATAGCTGACATAACTTTAGTGCCACGCTCTAACATAGCTACAGTTGTGCCTACTGGTAGTTGTTGACTACCTATATCACCTACTTGCATATCTGCAATGTTTGCAAATCTTCTACCTGAGTCAATAAGTACACCTAATAATTGGCTAAGTACGTTACTTGGCTCTTTATACGGTAAAGGCATTAAGGCATCACGTATTGTGCCTCCTGGAACATCAACATCCCTAAATTCTCCAGGTCTGAGTGGTTCATCTTCACCTTGTACACGCATACCACGTGCTTTAAACCCTGCTGGTAGGTTTGATAACGTACCTGCGTCGATTAATTGTCTTAAAATAGAGGTTGCGGACTTAGTTAGCCCACCAATCATGTGAATTAAGCCAAAACCGTAAAAACCTAGTCCTGGAAGGAACTTATAGTGTATAAAATACTCTTTTTTACGGAATAATTCGTCTTCCATAGCCCAATTTCGCCTTATTGCGAGTATTTCACCTGAATCTTCAAGGATAGTTACTATATAAGGTACACCATATTCGTATTCATCGACCCCTTCGAGCTCTAAATCAACATGAACCTCTAATAATGTGTATTCATTGTAGTCACTAGTCGGTCTGCTGAGCCCTTGTAACTCATCTAGCTTTTCTTTAGCTTCGTTATACTCAATATCACCAGCTGAACCAATGTCAAAATCACGGTAAACACCGTTAAGTTGCATTTTTCTGATGTCATTGCCTGTCATCGTGATGACGTGTGTTGTTCTTGGGCTAGTTTCTAGGTTTGTTGTGTCATAACTTACTACTAAGTTTTCTGCTTTTACAAAAGGTGAGGTGGCTCTACCGAGTAATGAATCAAAATATACTTTTTTGAATGCGCTACCAGCCAATGGTAAATAAAATAACAGACTATCCATATCTGGATCATATTCTTCCATGACTTCTGTTATCTGGTAGTTCATATATTCCTTGACACGTTTACACTGTGCTTCTAGCTCAGGGTTGTCAAGTCCTACCATCTTCGTACTCACGGGTCCATTAGCTGGCAGCAATTCTTTATAGGCTTGTGCCTGAAATTGAGTTGCGGCTTCTGCAAGTAAAGGGTGAGTAACCCCACTTGCTCCTGGGAATGGTGTATCACGTTCTTCTGATTTTATGCCTAGTAAATCTAGACCATTAGAAAAAGTTTGTAACCATTCATCACGGGATTCTTTATCTTCTTCGAAGGCTGCGATTAGTTCGTTTGATATTTCACCAAGTTCACTTGGGTCTAAAACTAAAGCAAGGTTTGAGTTGTGTTCTGTTTCTAATGCTTCCGTATCATCAACAGGTAACATTTCACCATTGCTTCCTACTTGAAATTCTACACCGCCATCATCATTAGCTTCTTCTAATTCTATAACTAATTCTTCTTCTGATGTTATAGGGTTTTCTTTCTTAGGATATCTTTGTGCTTCTATCGCCATTATTTTCTCTTAGCTACTTTTTTCTTTTTGACAGGTTTTGTGTATCTACTCTTTTGATCTTTGTTTATCTTCTCAAGTTTTTTCGCTTGTGCTGCATGAAGTCTGCTTGCTTTTTTCAAACCTTTGATGACTTCGTTTAAATCTTTTGTGTAGTGCGACATATTTTGTCCTCCGCCTTTGATCAATAATAACTTATTTTCTTCCGATATAAAACTTCTTCTTCGTAATCACTTGGTAGTTGTACAAAGCCACCTTGTCTAAATCTCATTAAAGCTTGTGTAGTTGAGTCTACTAAGTCGTCGTGATCTCCTGCTGGGAATGCCGCACATTCTTCTATTACATCTTTTGCCCAGTTAGTGTCAGGATACCAAACCATGCCAGACTCGAACAATGGAGCACAGGCATTGACCCTTGCTACTTTGTCGTTGCCTTTTGATGGTGTGTAGTTTTGTACAGGTATACCTACGTTCCGCAGTTCTTGGGTTAAAGGCATACCACTGGCTTTGCCTTCTATGATAACTACGTCAGGATCCCAGTGTTCGTACTGCTTGAANGCTTGCCCTTTAAGTTCAGGGAAGTTGTACTTACCTTTGACTACATCTAATAATATGATATGTGGAGCATCGCCGTTGTAAATTTCTTCACCGCCTAGTCGACCTTCTGGATAAAACACACCCCATGTTGTGATAGCTGAGTAATCCGCAAGCTCTGATTTTAAAAACGCAGTATCGTAACTTTGTATAATGTAGTCAACTTCTGGTGGTTTTTCATTTGGCCATTCTTTCCACCACTCCCTCTTTATAAGTGCGCCTTCTTCTGATGAAGGGTTCTGCATATATTGTGCGTGCCACTTTGGTCCACCTCTTAGTGAAGCTTTTACACTTTCCATTTCTTCTAGTGACCAGTACTCTGGCCATAGTGGATTACCGCTGGGTAAAATAGCAGGGAGCTCGATAAGTTCCCACTGATCCGCTTTAGGATCGCGAGCTGCATCTTTGAGTAATCTACCTGTTAGATCGTTTACGTTCCATCGCGTCATAACTATAACGATGCTACCTCCAGGCTGAAGACGTTGTCTTGGTCCAGAAGTATACCACTCGTATACATCGTCCATGGACTTTGGGTTAAGAGCATCTTGCTCTGAGTGGGGGTCATCAATAATAAATAGATCCGCACCACGTCCAGCTAACGCACCTCCCACACCAGCTGCATAATATTCCCCTTTAAGTTTAGGGTTACGTTTATCTTGTGTTTCCCATTTACCTGCTGCCTTGCTATCTGGATTAATAAGTACGTTGTCAAATATCTTTTCGTAATCTTCCATTAACATAAGGTCACGAATCTTTCTACCAAATTTTACAGCAAGGTCTGCGGTGTGAGTTGCTTGTAGTATTTTGAGCGACGGATTACGACCCACGAGATATGCAGGAAAGTAGTGAGACGCAAACTCAGACTTCGTGTGCCTTGGTGGCATGTTTATAATAAGTCTTTTTATTTTACCGTCGGCTATACGGTCAAAGGCATCTGCCATTTGTTTATGGTGAGCACCTTCCACGAACGATGGCCACTGGGTTTTGACAAAAGATAAAAACTTAGATTGCGCACCTTCTACTCTTTTGAGTTCTTGTAACCTTTCTGAGAGTTCTAGGTGTTCTTTTAAAACATCTTCGGGTAATTTTTCAAGCTCGGGGCGAATAGTCATGCAGCGATCTAATACTTGAGAGTCATGAGTGATGAATTTACTTTACCGCCAGAGTTATATTCTTTTTTAGAAAACTCTTCTATAAAGTCTTTTAGTCTGTTGAAGGGTATTTCTTCTGTTATCTCTAAATTTTCTGGGTCTAGGGATAACACAGTTTCTGATTCTCCTTTCATTTTTCTAGGTGGAAACATTATTGAATCGTAGTCGAGTTCTTTTAACCTATCAGCAACATTACGAGAAAAGTTTGATGGTAGTTTGTATACACTCCCTGGACCGCCACGCAACATGGTGTCTAGTTGATACTCTGTACGTTTTGGACCAGTGCCTGTTCTACTTGGTCGAGAAACATAGTTTAACATGTCTTCTAAACTTTGTTCTGTTTCTTTAGGCATATTTTCTATATCGAGTGTTCTTTTAAAATTAGGGGAAAGTGCATAAGCTGAACCTTTTTCAGAAAAAGAAGTGAGTCTTGGATCGGCTACGTCTTTTACAGTATAGATACCACCTGAACTTGGATTGCGTTGCCCTACCTGCAGTTTACTCGCTATGTCTTCAGGAAGTTTTAAACTTTCGATTCCTTTATTTCTACTGCCGTGAAAAATTATTTGTTTATTTAAATTTTCTGCTAGTTCTTTGCTAGCATCTTTTGGTGTGTTGTTAAGTATTAAATCGTCTAATTGCTTTTGAGCTGTGACCTTGACTTTTTTATGTTTGGTTGCTGCAGTGTTTGCTGCTGATTCACCTGATTGTGCGTTTCTTGTTTCTCTTGCTTCATCAAACTCAGCTTTCTTTATTTTGTTTTGTAATTTTTCTGCTTTTTTAAAGAGTATAGTGCCAGGAATAAAAGGTATGAGACTTGCCCCTATCATAGTTGTGCCCATCAACTTATCACCTTCTTTAAACATAAAGCTTCCTTCTCGTACACCTTGTACATCACCAAGTATTGGGATAAAGTCTGCTAGTGTTGTAAGTTTGTCAGCTGTGTTTTGTGCAGAATAATTACTGATTCCTGCTTTCTTGAGCAGGTTCGCAAGACCTTGTTGAGTTCGCTCTATTGGCGAGGGCTCGTAAGGTAAGATCTCTTGTTTAGTTTCTGTAGCCATTAATTTTTTGCAAAAAATTTTTTAAACAGTGTGTTCTGTGCATATAGTGTAGTCTAGCTAACCTAAAAAGTAAAATCCTATTCTAA